GATCGCGCTGATGTCATACGACGGGTAGTGCATTACTCGCCAGACATCCTGTACATGGGTACGGCGTACAAGTTGACTGACGTATCCGATGATGCTCACAGGTCAGTGCGTGCGATTCAGTCAGTTGTTGACCGCATCAGGCAGGAAGTCGACTGCACGGTCATCGTGGAGCATCACGCTGGTCATGGGACGATGAACGACCGAAACAACATGCGTCCTGAAGGTTCTTCCTACTGGCTGCGATGGCCTGACTTTGGTTACGGGATGCAACCAATGTCAACGAAGGATGGAAGGCGCTTGATGCGCCTTGGCGCGTGGCGTGGTGATCGTGCTACTGATCGGCGGTTTCCCGTGGCAGTGAAGCAAGGCGACGTGTTCCCGTGGGTTCCGATTTATCAGGACGAATGGGATGCGGTCTACTCACACATACAGTAATCACACGATATGGAGTTCAATATGAATGACGCAGCACATTTTGACACCGCCCGAGTTTTGCATACATCAGATGCATCAGATACATCAATAGAGGCAGCAGAATCCATTGACGTATCTAAACTTGAGGAAATGATCCTCGCAGATATCGAACTCGCTGGCGTCTGGGGAATGACACAGGACGACCTCATCGCTATGCACCCCGGATACTCATACAGCAGCATCACCGCACGACCATCATCGCTCAAGAGGAAGGGACTCATCTTCGACAGTGGAGAGCGCAGGACAGGACGATCAGGCCGCAGACAAGCAGTACTGAAAGTGGCGAAGTTCCGACCATTGGAGACACATGATCAGCACGATGATTCTGACAGCAGCACTACTCTTTTCTAGCCATCCTGTAGAGCCGATACATGTCATCGCTCAACGCAACGACCCCATTCAGACCGGAGTGCAGGACTCCGCATACACCGGGAAGTTCTTCCGTGAATCACAGGAGCCTGTACGCAAGTGCATCGGCCAGAGGGAAGGGAGATTCCAATACTGGGGAACCGGCAACAACGGGATGTACGAAGGCACGTATCAGGTACTGGATGCGCTCGCTGTAGGCGCAGGCTGGATGATGCGCGAAGAACTGCGGAGCATGTGGGGATTCACTGTGGGTACGGAGATCGCTCGCGCTCTGCGTGCTACCCCGGCACATAAATGGCATCGGTTCTATCAGGACATGATGTTTTACACCGTCGCCAACTGGAATGGTGATGGGACTGGACTCAAGCATTGGAGAGGTGGACGTTATGCATGTTGATTACGACTCTTGGAAACTGGCTTCTCCTCCTGAGGCTGATGAGGAGGACATGCACGTTACATGCAAGATTAAGGATGATGATGGGCAGTGCTGTCCGTTTGAGGGGAAAGTCACGGCAATGGTTGATGCGCGTCGTTACTACTGGGCGTGTCCGGCATGCGACTCAGATCATGAAGAGGAGTGGGCAGAATGAGTTACGCAACGCACTGTGACCGTAGTGGCTGTGACTCTTGGTCAGTTAAGCCAGAAGACTGTGGGTTCATCAATGTGCATATGGTCGGTGGAAACTACGAGGACACTCGCGATTTTTGTTCATGGGATTGCGTGCTTCTCTACGGGGCTACAAAGCCTCCGCTGACGGTAGTCCCCAATGACTGACATTCTCCGCTACAGGTGGACGAGTTTCGGCCCGATGCTTGACGAGGACGGCCCGTTTGTCCTCTTTGTTGACGCAGAGGCTGCTATCGACGAAGCGCGTTCGCAAGAAGCAAAAGTCCATGCGTCGACTGAGCGATGGACACCACCTAGTTACTTGCAGGGGCATCGGGACGCGCTCGCCGCTGCCGTGCAGCGGGTGGAGTCGCTGCCGGGGTATGCACTCAGGGATACGTGTCTTTCCGCGATTAAGGGAGAACGGCCATGATAAACATGGCGCTGTACAAGGTAATTGACGACGACCTGATGTGCCCTGACGAACAGCCGCACGGGGTTGTTCCAGATGATGTGTTCGTGGAGGTTGTTCTCGCTGCTGATGCCGCAGCGGCTATCGCAGCGGCTTTCCAGTCAGGTATGGACCAGATGATCGGCGGCATCGAGCAAACTTCGTACGACAGAGGCCAACGGGACGTTTTCTCTCCGCACCCACAATGGGCAGAGGGAGGCATGTGCAGTCCCGGTTGCCTCCCATGCAAGCGCCTAACCGAACTGATCAAGGAGCGGGAAGTTGGCTACCACGAAGGCTACGGTGCCGCTATGGATGATGGTTGGGGTGAACCGGGCCACATCAAGGCAGCCCTTGATGCTGCGGTGCAGCGGGTCGGGGCAGCGGTCGGCGAGTGGGGCATCAGCAGCGACGCGCCAGCGCTGGTCAGGATCATCGAAGCCATCAAGGGAGATCAGCCATGACTGAGCATCTACCAGAGTGCTGGGCGACGCATGAGAGCGACCCTCCCGCGTGGTGCATCTGCGATGAGTTGCGTGCCTGCGAGCATCGGGTGCTAGATGCTGCCCGGAATGCCATAGCGGCGCTTATCCCGTTTGAGTTCTGGGAGGCGTGGTGCGTCGTAAAGAACGATGCACTTCTCGCTATCGCAGCCATCAATGGAGATCAGCCATGACTGAGCGCAGATGCAAAGAGTGCGAGGCTGTCATCCTTGAACTCGACTGTCAGGAATGCCTAGCCTACGCGCAATTATTAGTGGCTCAGGCGCGTGCTGCCGAACTCCTCGCAAAGCCACGCCCTATCAGGACGCATTGCTCAAAAGGCCATGAGATGACCGAAGCAAATACGAGGATCGACGTCTATGTCGGCAACAATCGGCAGTCAGTGACGCGAGCCTGCCGTGCCTGTCATAACGCAAGAAATAAGCGGCGCAAAGATAAGGCTAAGGCGAATGGCTGAGCGTCGATGCCCAGTATGCGAGGGCGTCATGCATCTTGACGACGAGTGCGAGGATTGCGTTTCCTTACTTCCGCCGAAGCCTGAACCGCCGAAAACTAAATGCGTAAACGGTCACGATTGGAATGAGGAGAACACTGAATGGCGCAAGGATGGAAACGGCATTAGCCGTCGCTGTGTCCTATGCAGGCAGGAAGCCAGCAGAAAAAATTGGCAGAAGAAGAAATACTCCAAGCCGATAAGGAGATAGGTACATGAATCCACAGAAGCAGAAAGGAGACGCATATGAGCGAAGCATTGTGGGATATCTTCGAGAAAGAGGATTCAATGCAGACCGGACCAGAGCAGGTTGGGAAGACGACCGAGGGGACATCCACGGGATCAGCAGACAATCAATCCCATTTACCTTCGAATGCAAAAATCATCGACGCGACAACCTACCCGGATGGATTGCCGAACTACATTCCGAAATTGCCAACAACGGAGGAGTTCTTGGGGCTGTCATACACAAGCGAACTGGAACGACGACGCCATCCGATCAATACGCCACACTCCCACTTGGGATGCTGGTGCAACTCCTCAAGGAAGCAGGATACGAGTAATGCCTGACATGGTGACATTGAGCGAGTATGAAATCTTCCTCGTTGGAGGCTTAGCGTGCGCCATCATCGGATTCATTGCTGCTCTCGTGAAGATTCACAATGGCGGCAAGTAAACAGAAGGCGTCATTCGATGCTGCTATGAAGGAAGTGATCCTGCTCCGCTGCAAGTGGCGGTGCGAAATGTGCGGGGTGGTTACCTACGCTGGGCAGTTTCATCACAGGAACCCACGGCGCATGGGCGGGACTCGCAGGGAAACGCTAGGGCTAGCGAGCAATGCGCTGTACCTGCACCAGAAATGCCATGAGCGGGTGGAGAGCAACCGGCATGAGGCGTACGTCAACGGATGGCTGCTGTACGCAGACGACCTGCCAAACGAGATGCGGGTGAAACTATGGGATGGCTGGTATTTGCTATCGGATGACGGTAGCCTTCAGTCCTCGTGAGCGGGAACATCCATAGCGGATGGCGGTAGGGAAGCCCAATCCCGCTCACGAGATTTACTCCCCATGTGGGGAGAAAGATAGGTCGATGGCTTTGGCTAGGTCGGCTTTCTTCATCCGCATCATCGCTGGAAGTCCATGCCGGTACTTCCACTTGTATGCCCAGCGGTCGATTGTCCTTCTGGATATTCCAGTGAGTCGCTCTGCTTCATCTGCTGGGTATCGTGACCTGAGTTCGTAGGCTGATTCTTCCCTCGCTCTTGTGAGCAGCCCTGCGAAATCGTCTTTGAGTTTGCTGATGTTGTTGAGTCTGGATGCTAGGTCAGGGTCCTTGCTCAGGAAGTCAATCAATGCCTGCATCTCCGAGTATGCGTCGCTATACTTAAGGCCCATTGACCTAACTCCTTTTATAGGGTAAACTAAGAGAAACAATAACGAACAGGAGAGTAACATGAATGAACTGAACGACGCGCAATACGCCCAACTGATGAAGCCACTGCACTCCAGCCGCGTGGCCAAGCGATCACAGGCAGGACGCTCCCTCGCTTACCTAGAGGCATGGGACGTCAAGGCCCACCTCATCCGCATCTTCGGATTCGGCGCATGGTCATGGGACGTGCAGACAGCCGAACTGATGTTCGAAGAGCAGAACGAGAAAGGCCAATGGAATGTCGGATACAAGGTCATCGGACAACTCAGAATCCACTCGCTCAACTGCACCTACACCGAAGCCGCTGTCGGTTCCGCGAGCATCCCTCAACGCGGTGAGGCTCACGACATGGCAGTCAAGACAGCAGAATCGGATGCGCTCAAGCGAGCGGCAATCAACCTCGGAACCCAATTCGGGCTGAGCCTGTACAACGACGGATCGCTTGCGGATGTCGTCCACACCACTCTGGACAAACCGCAAGCAGCAGCACATACCGAAGAAGAAAAATTACGTCTACACGGTGTAGAGGAAATCGACAGGCCACCGGCTGTACCTGACAACGAGGAATCAGGCATCTGGATCGAACGCATGAAGGCACTCATCGCCGACAGCGACGTATCCGCACTCCTAGAACTCAAGCAGGAGATGAACACCGAACAGGTCAACGACTGGGTATTCCAAGGAGTCACGCTCGCGAAGTGGCTTGACAAGGCAATCGCACAGACAGGAAAGGGAAAATGATGAAAGACTATGGGGCACTCATCAGCGCCGCTATCCGCTCATACAGCGACAGCAGCGACCGCTCAGTGCAAAGCGACAACGGAATCCTCGGACCATCGGACATCGGATTCTGCCGGCAAAAGGCAGTCCTTATGACCCGTGGGGTAGCGGCAACAGATTCGACACCGATCATGCCAGCCGCAATCGGAACCGCCATCCACAACTACACGGAGGCAGCGATCAAGGAGATGTTTCCGACATGGCTTGTCGGCAGCATCGACAAGATCAGGGTCACTGCCGTACTACCGTCAGGAGCGGAGATCAGCGGCCATCCTGACATCATCATCCCTGAGGACAATGTTCTCCTTGATCTCAAGACCAAGGACGGACTCACTTGGGCGAAGCGTGAGGGAGCATCGCAGTCAAACAAGTTCCAGCGTCACCTCTACGTACTTGGCGCTATCAGCAGCGGACTACTTGATAAGACACGCCCAATCTATGTAGGAAACGCATTCCTTGATAGGTCAGGGAAAGAGGAACTCCTCATCACTGACGTCGCTGAATACGATCCGACACTCACCGATGAGATCGACGCATGGGTCACTGACGTCATCTACGCAGTGAAGAACAAGGAAGACGCCAGCCGTGATCTCCCATCCGCTGTGTGCGAGCGCATCTGCTCACACTTCACTGCCTGCCGTGGAGGAATGCAGATGAATGACGGAGGCGAACAGATCGACAACCCTGAACTCGTCGCAGCGATCAACATGTACGTCGAAGCCAGAGACATGGCGAAAGAAGCGGATCAGATGAAGAAAGAAGCCTCGGCTATACTTCATGGTGTCAACGGAGCCACGAACTCGTGGCAAGTACGATGGGTAGATATCCAACCATCCACGGTGGAATCTTTCGAGAAGCAGGGATACTCCCGGCTAGACATTCGAAAGGTACGCTCACGATGAAGACTCCCCTAGTGATGAAGTCCCCCATCCTTCAGAACTAGGGTTGAGGATGGTGGGGGAGAGAGTTCACTCCTGTTCGCTCTCCCCCACCGCCGCAATGATGGGACACACATATCCGATGGGAAGAAGGAAACAATGAACGACATAAGAATCTGCTGGGCGCACAACATCGCTGGAGACAGGTGCGGGAAGCGTGCCAGCCACAAAGGCAACCATTCGATAACAGTCGAATGGGATGACAGCAAATGCGCCGAACCAAACGTGTTCACCCAAATACCCGTGAAGCGTGAACTCGCTCCCCTGCCAGCCCCAATCGCTGAGATCGAACCAGTAGATATCACTTCGTGCGTGGCTTGCAGCCACAAGCACGCTGCTGGACCATGCAAATGCGGATGCTACGAGTTCGTCGGATGAAAGACATCTACGTCCTCGGCAGCGGGACAACACTCGGATACATGAGGCCACGATTCTTCGACGGCAAGACAGTCGTCTCCACCAACAACGCCGCAGCACGAATGAACCTATACGACCGTGACTGCACACTCATCACCCACAGCCACTACCACTCAGACATCTACCCGCTGGCAGAAGAGCACCCCAACCACCTTTTCTACGCGCCAGAAGGTGACCAAGGATTCGCTGGAAAACCAGAACGGCTCCTGCCAAACATCCACTTCTACCCTCACCCGCCCACCAAGTTTGATTTCATGGTAGAAGAATCAGTCCACCCAGACGGATTCATCGTCGGCTCAAGCAGCATCCACGGCTCCATGCACATAGCCGCCTACATGGGGGCACAGCAGATCATCCTCGTTGGCGCTGACTGCGGAATGCTGGACGGCATGACAAACATGGAAGGGTACGCCTCAGGCAACCTCCTCCAAGACAACCCGCGCATGTGGCTGGACAGATGGGAACAGCACCTACGCATGGTCAAAGCATGGCTACAAGACCACTACGACGTAGACATACACTCGCTCAACCCATTCCTCAACCTCAACCTAGAAGGCCACACGTGGTCCTGAACATCGGATTCCTCACCCGTGACTGGACTGTCCCTCCACCATTCAACGCAATTCCCGGAGGATGCGCCTACTACCGCTGCTACCTGCCAATGGTCGTATGTGGACATAGAGGACAAATGGGACTGCCAGTCTTCAACTCCGCACACGGATTCGGGATCATCGAAGACGGCAACGTCGGCGCTTACGGCTTCAATCAGGTGATGCTGAAACTCATCATGGACAGGCCAACACCACACCAGATCACCCTTGCCCAGAAGAACGCACGGCAGAGAATCATCATCGACATTGACGACTACTTCGATGGACTGACACCAGCGAACAAGGCGTACGGGCTGACTGATCCAGAGAGCAACAAGAAGTTCAACCGTGACTATTACAAAGAATCAATACACCATGCGGACATCATCACCGTATCCACCCCATTCCTTAGGGATCACTACCAGCAGTTCCATGACAATGTGGTGATGATCCGAAACGGAGTGAACACGCAGCAGTTCACGCCCCGCATCCACAGACCCGGCAAACCCGTCATCGGGTGGGCCGGGTCAACTGCATTCAGGAACAACGACCTAGAGCAGTTACGGGAATGGCTGCCTGAAGTACTTGAAAAGAATGACCTGTTTTTTTACCACGTTGGCGCGACAGGTAAAGACATTTGCGACATCGCTGGAATCCCAGAACAACGACTCATAACTAGCCCCCTATGTGACATTAAGACCTATGGGAAAGCGCTCCAATTCGACATCGGACTCGTACCCCTGAACAACATCCCGTTCAACGAGGCCAAGTCCAACATCAAGGGACTGGAATACGCTGCCGCTGGCATCCCGTTCATTGCCAGCGACATGCCCGAGTATCGGCTGCTGCATGAGACAGGGGTCGGGACGCTCGCCTCCACGCCAGAGCAGTGGACGCTGGCAGTGGAACGGCTACTGGACCACAGGGAGCGGAAGAAAGAGGCCTACCGTGCGCGTATGGCCGTCCTGAAAACATGGACAATCGAATGCAGGGCCAGCGAATGGCACGCCCTGTTCGCTAACGCGGCATCTTAAGAATCGGCAAATAGAACTTAGCGCCGTTCAGATCAGCCTTCGCACTGAACGAGATATGAATATGGTGCGAGTGCCCATACCCGCTCCCCCTGAAATGCCAGTTACCAGCAGTCTTCGACGCAACCTGATCCTCATACACGATATGTACGATCCGGCCACCATCAAAACCAAACCGGCAATACGTCGCTAACTGGTCAGCGAACTTCCTGTTATCACCGGGAGCGCCAAAATCTTCATCAATATCCAGCGCATGAACGAACCCATTCGGTGCAGGATTATGGTACGACCCCTTACCGTTCAGACCCCAGCCTTCACGGGCAGCATGTGCAGCGTCCCCAATCCAGCCGTCGCTCGTCTTGTCCCGGCGCGGGAACCGGGCGTTGACCTGATTCCTCAAGGTCACACCAGCAGCGCACAGTCTCACCATCAGAGAGCCTGCTCATCGAAGTCCTCAAACGCTGTCGCCTGATCATCAGCATTCGGAGTGATGTGATTCAATGCCACGCTCGGCGCAACAATCGCACCAACAAGAGCAATCCACAACGGTGCCACCGCCTGAGCAATCACTCCATAGAAAACCAGCAGCGGAATGATCGCCATGCACACCATGTACAGGTGCCTACGATTTCTCGCATCAGATAGCCACTTACTCATTTCCAACTCCCATAGCCTTAGCGACACGACGAATCTCATGAGCAAGATCAGACAGCGATTCCCCGCCATTCCGGTAACCCGGTTGGATAGGTTGAGTCATCTGCTGAATGTCGTGTTTTAGTTCTTTTGACATAGATTCAACATATGTTGACACCGACTGCTTGATACGCCAGTCCAATATCGCTAACCCAACTCCTACAATACTGAGAATAACGAGGACTTCGCCCCACGTATCAACAGCGAAGTCCCCATTCATCATCTACTCCGAAATAGTTGAAGAGTCGAACACGTCATATTCGGTGTCTTCTGCCCAGTCCGCTTGCACGTCGTCCGGCAGCCGCAGGAGCATCATGGCGCTGGCTCGGGTGCAGCCGGAGGAACGAAGACATCAGCCACGGGATCGTAGGAGAACCCGATCCCCGCGTAACAGCCCCGGAACGAACCGCTGTAGCTTGTCTGCTTCCACACGCCTTCGAGTGCGAGGTTGTCGGGGTGCGGCCCGTTAATGAACGCCTGCCCGATGGGTTCGGAGTCTGGAAAGTCACCGCCGCCACAATCGCTGTTGCTGATCACGATGACTTCGCGGACGATGTTCGCTGAGTCGATCAATGCGAAATGAGCCATCAGACTGCCACCCTAACTATTACGATGCCCGAGCCACCAAGTCCGCCGCCATAGCCCGTAGCTTGACCATACGCACCACCACCACCGCCGCCTAGATTCGCTGGCGCTGCATTGCCGTTTCCTGAGGCTGACCCTGCCGCGCCGCCAGTGACACCACCAGCGCCCGCCGTTCCTCCTCCATAAGCACCACCACCACCGCCGCCACCAAAGTTGAATGCTCCTGCAACATATGCGCCCGACGGCGTTGTGCCTGCAATCGTGGTGCTTGAGCCGACTCCACCCGCTCCGCCGTTGGCGCTTGTATTTGAACCAACTCCCACAGCGCCGGCGCCCCCGCCGCCAGAAGCACCGCCAGTTCCCCCGGTTGTAGACCCACCATCGAACCCGAACGATACGAGAGCAGTACCACCAGCAGCAGTACCTCCGCCGCCAGCGCCGCCGCCGCTGCCCCCCCAATCACCCGGGCGATTCCCAGCGCTAACGCCGTCCCCACCTTGCCCGCCTTGTGGACTGACATAGGAGCCGATTCGTGATGGGCCAGTAGCGCCGCCAACTGTCACCGTGAGTGTTCCAGCGGGTAGGTACACCTGGCTTAGGTTGGCAAACCCGCCAGCGCCGCCACCACCGCCAGCGCCGTTTGCTTCACCAGTTCCGCCTCGGCCACCTCCCCCGACGATGACGAGATCCGCGAAACCTGCCGTGGTGATTGTGATTGTTCCGCTGATCGTGAAGGTTAGGTACTTGTATCCGGTGTAGGAGCCGGTCGCGGTATTGGAAAAATCTGCTGCTGGAGGTACACCAACTGATTGAGCAGCACTAGAAACATCCCTATTCTTACCGCCAGACAAACCGCTTACCGCGCCGCTAATAACCGCCATTACGAAATCTCCGACCCAAAGGCACTAAATGAAACAGTCGAAGCCGAACCGCTACACAGAAGATACTTATTCGTAGCATCCAACGTAAAGCCACATGTCAGAATCACCGTGTCATTCGCTGCGACAGTTGCCCCATATATCACATATCCCGCCGCTACAAACGACGTTGTAGTAGAAATGGCAATCCTATACGTTGCAGAAGAAGCAGCAGTATTGCAGATCGTGATCGTTGAAACGACAGTCGCCGTTGCAGACGGAACCGTGTACAGCGTGTCTGCTGTGCCAATCGTCCCAGTAGATGCAATTGCGCCAAGACGCTTATAAACCGTAGCCATGATTACGCTCCAATCAAGAGAAGCGGATTCAGGCCGCCCTCACTAGATGATATCGTCTTCCACTCGCTTCCAATGTACGACAGCAGCAAAAGCGTGTCTGTTTCAATAATCGTCTGATTCGCAACCGGGGAAGCCGGACGAGTACCAGACGTGCATACCGTGATATGAAGCGTCACAGTATTGACGTGATCATTTGCCTCATCAGCATCAGTCGCAGTGAACACATGCTCAATGACAGAAGACGCTGCATGACTCGTGATACTCGTATCGTCCGCTGCCCGACCATTCGTGACACCATTGTCATACACAGTCAAGACGTTTCCTGCGCGTGAAGAGCAGAGAATCTTCTCCTCATTCGTCTTCCCACGATTGATCACCACATAGAACGGTCTACTACCAGTACCAGTAGGCCAGTTCGTCAGGTCATCGCAATAGATCGTTGTATTCGCAGTTGAATTACCAAGCAACGTAGTGAGTTGCGCTGCCTGTGCAGCACCCTCATAACTCCTTCTCACTGAGCCTCCTCGCACACCAGCATGAACAAACCCTGCCAAGCCCTGCCATTCGCAGTCAGTTTCTCAGGAGTCCACAGAAAATCCTTCGCATGAACCTGATACGACCTACCTGATTCTTGCAGAGTGAACACGGAACTGTTCTCAACAAGGCTGATAAGAGAGTCAAGAACCGCGAGACAATCCCTCGTGTACTTCACTCCATCAATCTCAATGTCCTCATAGTTCATGATCGGCAACGTCCAGCGAGAAGCCCTTCCGCGAACCGGGATAGCGCGAATCTCCCAACGAGTAAGGGCAGGGCTTACTGTCGTAGACGTAGCATCCCTCTTCAATACGTAGCGGGAATCAACACGCGAGAATTGAGTTCCGTCCAGTGAGATGTTGCCAGACCGAATAGTGTTTTGGAATGTCCAGTCAACGACACGGACATATCCAGTGGAGTCATAGGCAAGATCAAGATCAATCTCACCGACAAGGGGAAGCCACTTCGCCTGCGAGTACAGGCCAGTTTTCAAGTCTTCCACCGAGAACGACATCGTTCCCTGCGTCAACCAGCCGCCGTCCATCAATTCGCTAGTCTCAATCCACACGCCTGAACCATCAATGCCCATGACGCGCTTATTATTGAATGACACCACTGATCGGACTACTTTCCCCGATTCAGTCAACGCACACATATCCTGAGCATAAGCAGGCGTCAGCACACTCGTAGTAGAAACAGACAGGTCCATGCGCCCAAGCCCACAGACAGTCCCAGTCGGGAACAGTTCGCTCTCGGCATCGCCATATGTCGACACCATCTCGCTCAACCCATACCAGATAAACCTGTCCTGACCCTCAAAGCAGCGGACTGGGGCGGTGGTAGGAATGATCGGACCAAGCGTGAGATCGCCACTATTCCCGTTCTCCTGAGCGACCCTCACTCCCTTATTCGTACCGATGAAAATGTACCCAAGGTACTGATCTATGCAGTATCCGATCTCACCATCAGGGAGTGTCGCAGCAACAATGCATGTATCCAGTCCAAGCCCACCAGTCTTAATATTTGTCCGGTGAATGACATACTTGTCCGCTGCCCCTCCCAGCACATAAATACATGAGTTACCGCTTGCTGACGACTGCCACCTAAACGCTGACTGAGGATGCGTATATATCAGTGTCCCTGCACCACCACCAGTAATGTCATACAGTTTGTTCTCCTTGCCGCACAGAAGATAATCCTTCTCATACGCAATGAACGTCGCATTCGCATACGTACCCTTGAGAACAGGACTGACACCGGGTCCATTCGTCTCATACACATGACCGCCAGAATCCAGCGTCGTCACCTGAAATGCCATGTTGGCAATATCAATGAAGTCAGCAGAACCGACAACCGTTGATGCTGAAGGAGCCGAAGCACTCACCGAGTCATACCAATAAATGGTATGCGCGTTCATCACGGCAAGATGATTATCCCACGTCGCTGTCCACACGCTCCCGGAATACGCGCCCATCTTCCTCATCTTCGGAAGCAACGATATCTGCCATTGAGTCCACGGGTTGATCCCGAAACTCTCTCTATAACGATACGGTAACGCATTATCCCGGTCCACATTTGACTGACCAGAACCGTAGTGCCATGACTCAATCTGCTGACGCCAAACATCCTGAGGAAGAAGCAACGTATCCCGTTGACTAGTCACATTTCTCTGCTGAACAACTTCAAATGCTTCACGCTTATACTTGTTATCTGTCGTATCCATCAGATAAGGAATGCCGGCAATACCAACAACTGATGGAGAAAATGACGACGGTAGAGCCTTAGCAGATAGGCTATATGGTTCACTTAGAGTATCAGTGATCTCCAACCCCATCAGATGCTCCGAACAATCGGAACACGCTGAATCAAACGAGCAGCCTCTTCCCAGATACGCATCTGGTGATCCTTCTCAACCAACTGAGCAATAGACATGTTGGAACCACCACCAACCTCGCCAGCCCTACGAGCATCACCCTGCTGCTGCACCTGATTACGACGCGACTCAGTAGTACGAAGCAGCGTAGCGAGACAGCCAAGCGTAGGAATGTCCACCATAGTCGCTGACAATCCGCACACGTCGTTTACGTTATCGTCAAGGTTCTCAGCCTGATGGAACGGACTCTTATACAGGAACTCGATATCAGTTCCAGAAGGAATATTGCGAAGCAAGCGAATGATCGTCCCACTCACACCAGTCTGAATACGGTACGACTTCTCAGGAATATCAATCCACACATCACTCGTACCCGGCATCCGATACCTGACACGAAGCATCCCGATCATGTCCAACGCTGCCGACGGAACCGTATATGTCTGGTACGTCGGATCAACCGCTGTCTGCCATGAAGCAATCTTGTACAAGCCATGCTCAGGAGTGGACAGGCGAAGAATCTCCTGATTCATCGTCTCAAACATGTACCAGTCAGTGACGCGAGGCTTGATTAGCACGAAACTATCAGCAGTTACCGCAGTCTTAGGAGAGTTGTCATACCCCGGAATTACGAACACAGTATTCGTTGAAGACTCAGTACCCTTTACATACCAGACATTCAAGTCGCAGGAGATAGCCATTCCGGGAGTGATGCCACTGATATCTAATTGCATCTTTATCTCATTAGCCCCAGCAGCGGCAGGCTCAGCAATCAAGTTGATCTGCTCAGTCATTGAACCAAAAGCCATGCGCCGGGTATCAGACAGCATGTCACGCATCGTTGTCATGCAGCACTCCTCACCGTGTACCAGCCATCGCCCCAAAGCCCAAGCAGGCGTTTGAAGTAACGCTCGTACTTTACCGCTGTACGCTCAAGACTGAATCGCTCAAACGCAATATCCCTGATACGCGCCCTATCAAGATTAGGTGCAGCGATAGCGGCTTCCATGAACTCGCCAAGGGTCCTGCACCTGAAACCAGTCACTCCATCTTCAACTGTTTCAGTGAACGCACCCCAGTCAGTCGTGATGGCTGGAGTGCCGCACATCATTGCTTCAGGAATCACCGTCCCATACGGTTCCACGTACAGGGTGGGTGCGAAGATTGCCTTAGCGTTACGGAACAAGTCGGCACGATCCAGACCGACGGGACCGACATACTCACCGTACGAAGGCGGTGTGCCTACACCTGCGATGATCAGCCGCTGCCCAAGACGCTCAGCGACCATGCTCGCAATATGAGCACCCTTACGTTCGATGAGCCTGCCAATGAACATGAGGTACTCGCCCTGCTCATCACCAGCCCCATCTCCAAGAGTGAAGTCATCCTCATCAATGTAGCCATGAATGACAGCATCGTAGAAGTTTCCGTCAAGAGTGGCAGCGTTCGTTGTCGTCGTCCCATACACGGTATGCATCCACGCATACGACTCAAACACCCGATACTTGGCAAACGTCCCCGGATATCCGATACCGAACTCAACAGTCATCAGATCAGGATTCATGTCAGCGATCTGCTTCTGAGCAGACCCACCAATCAGGCAGATGAAATCCTTCGGCTGCTTGCGCTTCGCTATCTCCAACCCGGCAGCAGTATTGAAACGCACCCAATGCGGCAGCGCCGAATCAAAAGACGACATCGTGTAGTGAGTGTCGCCGATAGCAGCAGCACGCTCATACTCGCTGATGCACATGACATGCTCGTCACACTCGGCATTGTTCTGCTCACCTGAATACAGGTAGACAGTGTGGCCTGCTGCTTTCATCATCTTGCAGAACTTGCGTACCTTCATCGTGAAAGCGCACGCAGGATAGTCATCCGTTGTCTGAGTGAACGGCAGGCCGACGACATGGAATCTCATCACATGCCGCCAAGCATCAAGATGGTCGGAACCGGGTCTGTCGTCAGCCCAGCGGGACCAGACGGGCCAGTAGGTCCAGTCGCACCAGTAGGACCAGCGACAGTGGAAGCCGCTCCAGTGGGGCCAGAGGGGCCGCTAGGACCAGTCGGGCCAGTCGCACCGGAAGGACCAGTCGCACCACTCGGTCCCGTAGAACCAGTCGCACCCGTCGCACCCGCTGCACCATTGGAACCCGCAGGCCCACTCGGTCCACTCGGACCCGACGGGCCAGTGGCACCCGTCGCACCATTCGCGCCATTACTGCCAGACGCACCAGTAGCACCAGTCGCACCAGCAGTACCGCTAGGGCCAGTCGCACCCGACGGCCCAGACGGACCCACGACAGGGCCAGCATTCACCCAACTGCTCGTATTGGCAGACCACACGTACAGATTCGTGCCAATAATGTACGCATCGCCCGGGACACCAGTAGCAGGCAGATCGCCAACGTTAGCGACCGTGCCCTTCACATTCAGGCCAGTGCCAACCGGACCAGTAGGGCCAGTAGGACCGACATAACCCTGCGGGCCTGACGGCCCAGACGGACCCACGACACCCTGAGAACCAGTAGGCCCAGACACGCCAATCGGTCCCTGCGCTCCCGTCGGACCAGTAGCGCCAGCCGGACCAGTAGGACCGGGAATAGTCGAAGAATCTCCTGACGGACCCTGAGAACCAGTAGGACCAGTAGCACCAGCAGGACCGCTAGGGCCAGTTGGACCAGCAGGAAGACCATCAACCTGAGACTGCAAAGAATTAATAGCAGTAATAATGAGATTCGTATCCGACGTATGCCCACTATCACCAACGGCGCGATTCGGATCAGGCAAAGTCAACGGCATCTGAACTCCTAATACGCATCCTGATAAGTGGAACTGTAAGTATCCGGTGGAACAACCTCACGCCAAGTGTATCCAGCATCAGTCAAAGCAGTGTATTCGAACGACCCCACAGCACAACGAAAATCAGTACCACCAAGAATGAACATGTACACATCGTCACTCTTGATCTCGCTATTCATGAACGTTTGCCGCTCCTCGACAGAACCATCGTTGTAGATCATCACACTGTTCTGCGAAGGCGGTGCAAGGAAGAACGACCACAACGGAGAAATACCCGGACCTTGCATAGTGCGAGGACCATACGTACCTCTACCAAGCAATTGAACAGTCGCTACTCCCTGAGGCATCAGCGTTTCCTTTTCGCAGCAGCGTTATCCACAAGATTCGGATACGGACGACCAGCAGCCTTCGCACGTTTCTTTGCTGCAGCCTTCTGCGCTGGACTCAACGGAGTCGACTTCTTCTTCGGATTCGGCTTATCCCAGAACGGCTTGGCCTTCAACAGTCCCACGCCCTCAACGACTTATTGATACGGCTATTCGGATTCTTCGCAGTCTTAGCCGAAGTGTTCACCTTCTTCATGCCCTCCATACGGGCACAGAACGACTTCCTACGGGCAGCGGACTTAGGCGACCTCTTTGCCTCAGCCTTCTTCACCGGCGGCTTCAAGTTCATGCCCTGCTTCTTCGCAGACGCACGACCAGCAGCGTTCAATCCCCCCTTAGGGTTCTTTCCCGCTTTCCGCTGCCACGCAGGAGTAGCCATTTAAATCAGTTTGCCGTCAGAAGACATGTCAGTCGAAGAAACAATAACCTGCTTCCCACTACCGCCATTTGATCCAAAGTTTTGAGGACCAATCTTGTGATCGTTAGGGGTGCAGCAACCACACTTCATGCACATTACTTCTTTCCCTTCTTCACCACACCAGATACACGCTTTAGACGCGGATTCGCCTTCACCGCTTTCTTACTCGCCTTACGCGCACCAGCCGCAACAATCGCCCCAGCACGCTCCTTAGAGATACCCTGCTTCTTCGCAATGCTCGCTTGCACCGCAGCGAATCCCGGATGCTTCTTCACGATGTGTACCAACTGCCATTCCTATATGTCGCCTTACGGCCACCCAGCATCTTGGTATCGCCATTCTTCGGCTTACCGCTACCAGAACTACCATTATCCTTATTGGCGTAGATTCCAGCGCCTACAACTCCAACGCCTCCAGCAACAGATATCTTTACCTTATTGCTACCCGGCACACGCTTGAATGCATTCTTTGCACTACTAGCCATAGACGAGGTTCTTGCCATCCCCGAACTACGGAGCAATCTTCCGGGAGGAATTTGAGTGACAGGTTTCTTCGCAGTCGTTGTTTTTGATGCAGGAGTCTTCTTTGCAGTAGTAGTCTTCTGCGCCGTAGAAGGACTAGTGCTACTACCACGCTTCGGTCCCTTAGGAGCAGCATTCGTGCTAGGAGCAGTGGCAGGAGCCGTGGTCTTCTTCGCAGGCGCAGCAGTCTTCTGAGTAGCAGTCTTAGGACCGGCCCCACGCCCAGCAGGAGCAGCCGGTGCAGCAGGAGCAGCCGTAGTCTTCTTAACCGTTGCCTTCTTCACCGGAGCAGGACGACCAGTAGCCCTAGTTCCACCACTACTGGCAGCACTCCTAGCACCACCACCCCTACCACCGCCACCAGCAGCAGGACCAGAAGCCCTACCACCCATGCTTGCTGATCCAGAACCCGGACCACCCGACCCACTTACTCCACGTCCTCCACCACCAGCAGGCATTACTTACTCCCTCGCTTTGCAGGAATCCACCTTTTACTTGTCTCACTCCACACATAGCCAGAACGGCCAGCAGCAGTATTACGTGCCGCACTAGCAGAACGCGCCTTAACATTCGCAGCCGCACCAGCAGCAGCACGAGCAGCAGTAGAAGACGGTGGAGTCCTACTCGGACGATCAACATCCGCATACCTGACCGGCTTTGCGGAAGGAGGCTTCGGCTTGTCAGGACTAGACGGCTTCGCAGCAGAAGCCTTCACACGGACACCCTTGCGGTAGACAGCGATATTGCCGCCGCCCATATCCACCCGACCCGTGATTGGCTTACCCATAGGGCCGTAAACCTTGCCGTCCCTGTACTCGGTACGACTAATAGCAATCTTCCTAGTAGAAGCAGCCTTCACCCCACTAGCACCAAGTTGCTTCTTCGTAAGATTCAAAGTCTTCTTATTCCCATACGAACCGACCTTGTCAACAAGACCCTTCGCCTGAGAAGTCTTCTGCGCCGTCCCCTTCTTCACCGGAGCACCAGCAGAAGCCCTACGCATCTCCCAGTCAGTCTGAGACGCCTTCGTAATAGCCTTAGTAGGGCCAGTGTTCCCTGCGTTCTTCCTAGCCACTGCTTCCTCCGTAGATAGTTTCCAAGCCAAGACCGCTGCCCCCCACCCGAAGGCGAGGGGCAGCATGTCATCAGGTTACGAGTGAAGAACTCGTCCGAATGTGAAGCAGGGCATCAGCACGGAAGATGCTGTAACCAACGAGGTGATACCAGCCGACAGAAGCGAAACGACGCAACTTATCGACAACCGGAGAAACAACCGTCTTCGGAGTCGGCCCGAAGCCCGGAGCCGTCGAATACGCCTTCGCAAGAGCCTCAGCACCCATCAGGTAACCGAAGCCCTGCGAGGTGAGGTGATTGTTCACGACAAGGCGAACGCCTTCATACGTGCCAACCTCTCCTTGGAAGATGCTGTTACCAGCGGTGTTGTCACCGTTGTAGCCAACCATCCACCGGAAGCCGGTATCGGTCGACTCAGACATCAACTGCTGCGCCTGATACGGGGAAATGACAGCAACATAGTTGCCGCCGCGCATCGGACGGACATTCGCTGCACGAAGCCGAGCAACACCCTGACGGAGCATGACGCCCGACAGGTTCGCCGAACCATCACCAATCGACCCGACAGTCGCAGTAGAGGCATCGTCGTACGTGATGGAAGTCTGGCTGAGCGCGACACGAGCGAGCGTATCAATGGAGAGACCAGCGTTGTATCCCACGCGCTCCGCGATAAGCGGATCAAGCGAGATCATGCTGGTCCCACGGATAAGCGCCGTGTTCGTGACAGCCGTACCGTACTCACGCATCGACACGGTAAGCGCCTTCGACGCCATCGTGATCGAATCGACATCGAGGTTCTCAAGGAGCGGAGTAGTCTGCTCAGTCAGGTCATCGACGAAGGAGAAACGAACCGAACCACCACGATGCGTGGTGTTGCTTGCCCGAACCGTGGCGAACTGATCGAAGATGAGTTCCGGTCGGAGAGCGGGGTAGATCGCAAGGTCGTACGCCTTGGTAACGAACTGCGAACCAAGGGTGATGTCAACGACCGGAGCCGGTGCGTTGATAGAGAGTGGACCCGCTGCGGTGACAATCTCACCGGGCGAGTACATCGGAGAAGTGGCGGGACCATTCTGGTTCGCGCCTGCGGTGCCGGTTCCTGCTGGCATGATCTAAGTCCTTTACTGTTCGGTAGCGATTGGGATTCCGTACTGTCGGGCAACTTCCATCATCGCTGTAACGCCACCCTCTTCCATAGCCTGCTCAAGACGAGAGAAGGCTGCATCCTCAGATGAGTCTTCATACAGGGCACCAGCCGAAGCAGTAAGAACACGCTGCTGCGCTGACGCGATTTCCTGAACCTGAGCATTCTGTTGAGCGGATTGCGTCTGAAGAAAACCAGCATCAATAGCCGCTTGCCTTACCGCTTCCGCTGTCATCTCACCGTCATAACCCTTGGCAAAATATTTCATCCGAGGATCATCCGTATCAATGCCAGCCTTGAAGAATGCAAGTTCACGCTTCAACTGCTGATTCTCCGACTCCAACTTCTTGCCTTTGTTCGCTGCCCTACGAAGACCACGAGGGGATTCATCAGTAGCGGACTCGTCAATTTCGTCAGTGTCGAAATCTTCTTCTGCGTAGTTAGACATGTTGCCCTTCCCTTTCCTTGACGCGACAAGACTGGGAGAGTCTTATCGGAGGTATTCATGAAGACATGCCAGTCACAGGTTGTGAGGGCATGGAATTAGAGGTAGCCGTTTTTACGCAGCACGGAGGCCAAGCCGTACCGGAAAGGCTTTGAAGTAGCACACCCGCTTTTCAGCAGGGCCATCATCAAGCACTACGCACAGTATACGCACAACTCACTAGCAGAATGCAAGACCCTATGTCAACGAGTTGCTGCGCTACCCAAACCAGTAGCACCTTGCTGTGTCTGCAAGAACTCTCCACCGCCTTGGAACCTACCAAGACGCCCAGCGGCAGCACGCTCAGCCTTCTTCTTGGCCTCTGCATCACTGCCAAGTGTTGCGGCGATGAGTTCTTTCTGAGTTACAGTATCGCCAACACCAGTAGTCAACCCTTGCGCTTCGGCGACAGTGGTAAAGCCTTCACGCGCCTTAGCCTGCGTAATACCAATGCTCTGAAGATTCTCAGCACTATTTACATCAATGCCAATACCCTGCTTCGCTGCCTCAGCCCCGATAATTGCTGACGCGCTCTGCTTCTCAAGAAGAGGAGTAGCGATATCAGGATCAAGGAAATACGCCGTCAAGCCACCGGCATCAATGTTGTAGTAGTTCTTAAACATGTCCTTAATTTCCTTCGGCGCTTGAATAGAAGCAGCCGAGGCAAGCAAGACACGGTCATTCAACTCAGTAGGAGACACCTCATTAGTAAGCAGTTTCGTCACGTTGCCCATAAGCATTCCCTCAGGAAGCCCATACCTACGCTCCAACGTAGACGCTGACTGCTCATAGTTAATATAGTCAACCTCAGAAATAGTTCTACCCTTGGCGGCAAGCGCATCCATAGCAGGAAATCTTGCCTTGTACTCAGGAGTCGTCCTGATCAATACAGAAATTGCCTCAGGATCATAACCATCCTGAATGTAACTCACTACCTTTGAATACAGAGACATCAACCCATACTGGGTCATCAATGCCTTCATGATTTCAGTAGCGTTTCTTGTACGTGCTGCTTCTGCATTAGATGCTGAAGCAACTAAATATTTTTCGTAATCTGTCATTCCTCCAGAATCAGATTCAGGAGTTGTTGTTTCAGGAGTAACCGGTTTCTTAGGAGCCGGTCCCCCCCAAGTTGGTTGCTTATTACTTGGTGGAGTGACAGGAGCAGAGGGATTCCTAGGTACGGAAGTTGCAGGAGGCTTGCCTCCAGTAGACGGCTTACCTCCTGTAGAAGGCTTTGACCCACTGGATGGTTTTGACCCAGTGGAAGGCGCAGACGGCTTAGGAGATGGCGCGGAGGGCGCTGATGGTGCAGGCTTAGGAGCAGGCGCAGCAGGCTTAGGAGTAGGCGCAGCAGGCTTAGGAGCAGGCTTAGAGCCACCGCCAGAGTTCTTCGGAACCATTATCAGCCTCCCATTAACCCGAACATCTGCATGATCTTTCCAGCAGAACTCGTAATACTGTTCTGCGCTTTACTCGTATTCATCCAACGTGGGTCTTGCCGCAACTTCTTCTGAAAATCATAAAGATTCGTAGCAGTCGGATAACCCTTATCATCCATCCCAGTAAGAGCAGACCGAATATATGGATCATCCAGAGTGAAGTTCTCAGGACTCATCTCAAACTCTTGAGCCATCACATTCATGTACGGAGACGCAAGGTCCATCGCGGTAGTCTCACCGGACCTAATACGGTCAGCGAATACAGGCCACATCCCAGCAGCCTGCTCCCTCACCTCACGTTCCTTATCGCTCACCGTGGACAAACCAGAAAGCACAGACTTCACAGCAGACTGATACCACCCATCGTTATACGAAATACCATTCGCCATAGCCAATTTCTTTAGGCTATCCGCAAGATCACCAGACGCCCCACCCATCGCCTTCCCAGTACCAGAAGGAGTGGGAAGGTACTCAATCTTCTCGCTAAGAGCACGAGCCATGAGAGTTTCACGTCCCTGCTCACCCCAGCCCTCATAGATGTACCGGCGAGCCAAAGCATCCAACTGAACCGGATCAACATTTGCACCAGTATCGACAACAGCCTTCTGCACCATATTGCGAGCATTCTCAAGTTGCGCCTGCCAGTCAGCACTCGTCTGCCCATCAACCTTGCCAAAGTTCTCCGCAGCCCAAGCCTCACGAAAATACTTATTATTATTTCGATACCAGTCGCTGTTCTGAACTTCAGCATTAAACCTATCGGTCGACCACTGTTGCTTCACAGCCTTGTTGAATAAGGTGCTTATTTCAGGGACTGAATAAATAATTCCCATAGCCGACTGATACTGAGCAGCCATTTCCTTGCGAGACAGGCGATCAGGATCGACTACACCATCCAAGTTCCTATCAACATAGCCACCAGCCTCAGCAGCAGCCTTCGCTCTCTTCTGCGCTGCAGTCAATGTTCTTCCACGAGGGGCCATCAGACCTTCGCTCCAATCGACTTGATAAACGTGTCTAGCAGCGACGTAGCAGCCTTGAACTCTCCTGCGCCTTCCTTGCCCTGAGCGTACTCCTCAGCAAACACCGAAGGATCAAATCCACCAGTAGTAACAGTCGAAGTAGATGAAGAACCACCACCAGCAGTCGTCGTTGATTTCGTCATAACAGGAGCAGCCTTCTCCTGAAAATTCAACGCCTTGAGAAATGTCTCCTGCTCTTGCGTCGTAGCAGATTTCCCTAGGTACTGGCTAAGAGCAGTATTCATAAGTTTCCGTGCCGAGTCAGGATCAGTAAGACGCACTGACTTCTGAAACGAAACAGACACACCACCAGCACCGCCAGCGCCTGTGGCAAGTTTTCCGTCAGGGCGCAAACCGTTCTGACCTAGTTTGTAGATACGGTCAATCATGATCTCTTGCGGAGAAGGCAATTGATCTGGCGGCATTCCGCTATTTATTGCAATAGCGCGAGCGGAGTCATCCACTGAACCGGAAAATAAAGATGACACCTCGCTGTTATCCCAATTATTTTCACCATAGACTTTATTTAATGTGTCAATAATCGGTTTCTTGTATGCAGTCCCAAGGACATTCCATGACTTCTTAAACCATGAGTAATCTGCCCACTGTATTTGTCCATCAGGCAGCACTCCAACCTTAACTTGACTTGGATAGTTCAATTGCTGCAACATTCCGGCGTTGTTACTCATCGGAGGCAAAGTTATGTCGTCCCTTGGAGCAGCCATTAGTTATCTCCTGTAATCATGTTAGAAGAAAGAACACCCGGATTCTTTGGATTATCATCACCATCAAGGAACCTATTGGCAACAGCATCCCAGCCATCAATCATCTTCAGGTTAGAACGATACTGATCCCACCAATCCTTCACATCACGATTCCTGAGAGATGAAATATCACCACCCCTAGAATCCAACGTTTGAATAACCAGTTTCCTGCCATCCAAATACTGGCGAGCAGCCTGCCAAATAGGCGAATCCCTATGCTCAGCAATCCACACCGAATCAGTCAACGCCGCTTCCATCAACGTCACCGTACTCATCGTCCGCGACGAACCAAACTCCTTGTAATCCCGATACCAACTCGAATACATTGGGTCTTGAGACATGTTGTCAAGAAACGTATCCCGCTCAAGTTTCAGACTCGGGGCATCGTCATACGAAGTCAAGGCCATGCCAGCAAGACGTGCATCAAAAGCAGCCAACGCCTTCGACCACTTATTCCAACCAGCGTTCTTCTCAGCATTCACCAACATCTCATTAGGCGTCTGATGCTCACGCCACTTACGGCTCAATCCGGGAACATCATTCCCCATCTGCCACGAGTAGACAGTCCCGTCGAACACGCCCTGCGCGTTATCAACAAACAGCATTGACATGACAGACAAGTCACCGGCATCCTCAAGTTCAGCAGAAACCCTGCCAATCAATCCCTCATACTTAGTGGCAGTCTCAACCATTCCAGTAAGTGGCTGCACTGGCCCTTCAGCGATGCCAAGGTTCTTGGCAATGAGAACATCATCACCGTACTTTTGAGCAAACCGCATATCTGCGTCACCGGCAGTCAACTCGTTTTCACGCATCTGCTTGTAATCATCGACAAGTGGTTGCAGTACGCTCTCGTATCCCGGAGGAAACGCTAACGTTGCATTACCAAGAGCCTTGATGATTAGCAGATGCTGCGTAAGGCTGTTAAGTTCATCAGCCGTTGGATAAGTATCCCTAAGACCGGCTCGCTTCTTCAATGTCTCAGTCAAAAGATTGCCAACGTAGATTCGATCCCAGTCAGCATTCCCCTCTCCAGAGACATACGAAACGATTCTCTTAAACCACGGTGGGAACAGTTCAGTCGCACTCTCAGCCAGATCAGCCGGGGGAACACCATTCGGCCCAAACAGCATGCTCTTATACGTTCCCCATAGACCTTCGCCACCGGGGATAGACTTAATGATGCTTGGGGTATCCGCACTCATCCCGAATAGTTGATGGTTCATCAACATTCCCATAGGGATAGCAACGACCGGACCAAACTGAAACAGGATCCCGTTATCCAACTGTGGCGCAATCAAGTTGAACTGCGACATGCTGAACTTAATCTCTCCCTGATCAGTAAGACCAAGTTTTTCCTGAATATCATCCGGCAGGAACCTCGCTGGGATAGGAAGATGAATATCTCCCTTCTCATCAATGATCCCCATCTTTTCCGGCGCCTGCCATGCCTTTGCCATCAACACTACAAGAGCAGGATCATTCCAAATAAGACGACCAACTGTCGTAATAGAGTTCTGCATCGCACTAATGAACGGAACCGCAACCTCGCCATACGTACCAAGATTCGTTCGACGCTCAATAGTGAACATCCACTCCTTCGTGTCCTTCAGGGCACGAGTATGCGCTGTCCGCATGATGTTCTCATACTGCTTCCACGAAATAACAGCATCCTTGCCAACCTGCCCTTGCAGGACTTCAATCATTTCCTTGACCGTGTCCTCATACCGCTGCCCATAGAATGGTGCGCGGACAAACGCATCCTCAGGAATAGTTCCAAGCCATTTCATTCCCGCTGAAGTGACTTGCCCAAAGAGTTTGCTCACAGAGTTTGTCCCGTATTCCTCCACCATGCTTCCAACCACTGGCTTCAGATTCAATACGTAATTACCTGCCGAGTCTTTTTCCCCAAGAAATACGTTGACGACTTTTCCATTAAACGAATCATCAGTAACAGCACTCTTCATGTACTCACGAAGATCAGCACTGGGGGTGAGTTCGTGATAACGATCAGTGAGCCGCTGCGCTACCGCCTGCGCCTCCTCCATGTCAACTCTCACAAACTTCTTGTCAAGACCCGTTGCCTTCTTTGCTACGACACCGTTCTCGCCAGCAACGATAAACTCAAGGATTCCACGACCCTCAGGATTCTTATACAGAAAATCAGCAATCTCCTGAACTGACTTTCCCTGAATAACCATCTCGCCGACTGTTGACGACTTTATCTGCCGCAACGCGGTAGCGACACCATCCATGTATGTTGCATCAGCAGGACTAACGTTTACGTATTGAGCAATCCTATGGACCTTCAATGCATTGGTCATAGTGTTTGCTGCCCCGCGCATTACTGTTTTAGTCGTAGAGTCTGCGGAAAGATTTCTCAGGGCAATAGATGAGTAAGACGAAAGATTGTTAAACGCCGCGTTGATCACTGTCTTTGCCGGACCAACGATCACTCCATTATGAACACGCAGTTTTGCCCCACCACTACGGACATAATCAGCAAGCGACGTCATGTCGTTATTGAGCAGTTCCCTACGCCTAATGGAATCAGCAAGCATTAAAGACGACGCCCTAACGTCATCCAGCACCCGCCCAGTAAGTGCCAGCACATCACTATTTGCATCATCAATCTTCGCTATCGCCTCACGCTTCTGAGCAAGCGTCCAACTCCTCTTACGATTAATCTTCGCAATCTCAGCATCGTAATCAGATAGAACAAACTTTTTTATCGCACGTACATCGTCAGCCTTCTGCCGCACAGCAGTAATGCATCCCTCCAACTGCTGAATCTCATCACTCCCAGCACCAGCAGCCTTCGCCTTAGCCAGACGATTAACAAGTCGACTTTCCTGACCCTTATAGAAGTCCAGCATGAACTGCTGCGTCTCCTTGTTCACGTCAGCAATGATGCGACCCGGCTGCTCAATGAACTCCTCCATCTGAATGATGTGCTTTTCCCGAGCGTCAATCTCGCTCTCTAGCCACTTCGTGTAGTTTCGTGGCAGCATGGCATTCGGATCACCGGCAGCACGAAGACGCATTGCCGTCTCCGCTGACTCAACAGCGTTGCGGAAACCCTTGCTTCGATAGGCGTTCTTTACCGATAAGCCTCCAGTCGCTGCCGCTTGCCTTACCGGGTCAAGTGAGAACGTGAATGCGCTAGCCCTGAACAATCCTTCAAGAACATTTCGCTGCGTGTAACCAAGACGAAGAAGAACGCTTGGACGCCACACTGCATTGAATGCCTCATACGTCGCTGAAGCACCATTACGTCCAATTGCCCAAGCATCATTAAGACTCTTGAGCGACCCATCATTGGCCATCCTGTCTAGTTCCTTGTTCAACGCACGATAGTTAAGCATGTATGTGCCATTTTGAATATGCGTTTCTAGCCAAGGAGCGGTATGCGTTTTCCCATCCTCCACCCAGAATGCTGGCGTATTATCACTTTGCTTTGTGCTAAGACTAGTAATTACATTATCTCGGTTTTTACTCATTTGCTTTGCTAGATCCTTGACCGCATCAGCAGTCATCCCATGCCACTGCCCAATATCCTTAATCATCTCCTGTTCGATCTTATTCAATGCAATCTGCACAGCATCAGCGCCAGCAGAAGTTGACTTCATCGCACTCATGTACGCAGTAATCAACTCATCCTTACGCTCCCTACCCCCAATAAGCGCCGTCCGCTGCACATCCTTCGCTATACCAGTCTTCTTATCAACGACCTTCTCAACCCATACAACCTTGCGCGGCGCACCACTATAAATATCCACATCATTAAGAACAGCCTGAACCTCACGCCAAGACCCAGCCGCTGCCGCACCCTTAGTAAAAATAAACCCTGATGGGTTCTGCTCACCCATCCAACGCCAGATATTGATAGTCCGACGAAACCCATCAGCATTGAACTGAAGAGGAATCCAGTTCTTCTTCATCAACTCAACTGACTTACCCTCACCAAGATCAATCATCTTGCCAGTGCCACGCATCTGGCCCCGCTCAGCAGCAGACTCATACGCAGCCGTGGCACGATTCAGGCGGCTTTTCTCAACAGCCCTGCCAACCACGTTGTCTCTGGCAAAACCACGCCTAGCACCAATCATGGCCCCAGAAGCACCTGATCCGAAGCGAACTTCCATCTGCGCGTCAGTCAACGCATTCGCAATAATCGAATCATTCTTGATGACCTCTTTGAACTCCTTAGACAGCAAGCCCTTCATTATGGGATTGCTCATGTCCTCAAGATCGCCAAGTTTCCCATCAATGATCGCGTTATAGGTGTCGCGAGCAAGATCACGCTTACGCTCAAGAAGCATGTACTTCTCTGATCCCGGTGTTTCAGCAGCCATCGCTGCTGTCAATTTATCCTCGGCATCCGTGGCATTCTTCTCAAGCAACTTCTTCTTGGCCGGATCACGTGCAAGCAAGTCCATGATCTCTTCCCGCTGTCTCCTAGCAATGGGAAGGAAAATACTTGGCTGCTTCTCCAGCAACGCCTTACCAGCATTAATGTCACCGAACATGTGCCGGATGATCAGTTGTGCTATTTCCTCATCCTTATTGGCATGCAATGCTGCTGCCATCGTCTCGCCCATCGTGGCACCACGAAGACGAGTGGCAATAACTCCAGCAGACATGACTTTCTTACCAGTTGTTGCATCTACCTCTGCCGTCATAGCAGCAAACCGTGCAATACCAGCCTTCTCATCCATCGGACGCGCAAGACTGTCAACCATTTGCTTTTCCAGTCGCGCTATACCATCAGGTCCTTGGAACGTATCGTCCAAGTACCGCAACCGTGCAATCTTGGCAGCCTTTCCAACATAAATTGTAGGATCGGCAACAGTCGTAAATGCAGCATCAGTCAATCCAGTACGGAGTTTACCGCCCAAGTCATTAACAAATGCCTGCTCTTGCTGCGACGGATCGTTGATGTCAAACTCGGGTTGGCTGTATTCAGCATTTACATCAGTCAACATTCCAAGTGGATTAAATAGTGCTGAATAAATTGGGGCTATTGCACCCGCTAATCCTTCACCGCCACCAAGAAACTCTGCAATAGTATTTGCTGCCCTGCCACTCGTCGTGACACCCATCTGTCCCGGAGTGACTGTTTCATTCGTGATATCACCAGCACCGCTCAATGGAGCAGCGGCTGAATACATGACGCCAGCCTTGGCAATCTTGTCCGTAGTCCAGACAAGACCCTGAATCATTCGATCCCACACATACTCACCCGGATTATCAGCCTCATCCGTGTAATCGAATACTCGCCCGAGAAAACTTCCTACCTGCTTCTCACCCTCATTGATACTTGCCTGCGTCGCCGCAGACCTTCCAACCGCACCACGCTGGCCCAAACCCTTCGCAATATCAGCGGCGCTATACCTATTCGCTGCCGCATACGTCGGACCCTCAGCCGCTGCTGCCTGACGTGGGTCCTTCAGAATCCCGGCAATGATCTGCTGATCCTCAGGAGTCGTGAAATCAGTATTCGGGGCGTTCGTCGTTGTCGCATTCAGCGAAGTTGAGAAAGGACTATCACCAAACGTATTCCTATTGAAGTCACCGGACTCCCATCCCTTGCCTGCAAGATTCTTCTCAATCAGCGGCGCTACATCATAGATTTGATTCTTGGGAACCTTCTTCTTCTTGGTATCAGACATTGCTTCCCTTTTCCACGATACTCACGCCAGTCAGGTTGTAGATGAACTCGTTCCTTGCATCATCGCTAGGCCACGGAACCTGAGATAAAGCAACAATCGTAGGAGCGTTCTGCACACCAAGCGCATCAGTGAACGCTGCTAGATTCCTGATAAACATCAACTAGCCCTTATGTAGCGGATCAGCACTTTCACTGACTCAGGCGAATCAGGGTTGTTCATGATCGGGTCAAGTATCGGAAGCCATTTCTTCAACGCCTGCGTCTCAGCAAGACGCGGATCAAGGCCAGTCATTGCTTCCGGCCCACGCCCCGGGCCAGTAGGCAAGCCATCCGTAACCGGCTCATCAGGACGACTCGTAGGATCAGAAAGATTAGGAATCTGATCCGGGTACGTCGGCAATTGCATCGGAGACGCCCCAGAAGGAGCAGTCATCCCACCAGCAGCAGCCGATGCATCCGCATTCGCATAATCAGATGTCATGTCAGTCCTATTCGAATACGCCTTCCCCGGCGTACCCTGACGTTTCCCACCCCTAGGCATTACACCGCACCCCTATCCATTCCACGCATCGGTTGAACAGTCATCGCTGGCCGTCTCAACGAGCCAAGAAGATCACCAAGGCTCGCCATGCCCGGGCCAACACCCGGAATCGGCGACGGAGGCTGAGCGCCAGCCATCGCACCAACAGTCGCGCCAGCCATTGCCTGCTCAGGGCTAGCCGCAGCAGCAGCCTCAGGGCCAGCCGCTGCCGCCTGCTGAGCCTGCTGCTCCTTCAACGCATCCTCAGTGACCTTATTCAACGCCTCAGCAAGTTCCATCTTGTCATTAGCGACCAACTGCATGATCTTCGACAGGGTAAGCGGAGGGATAGCGCCACTAGATGCCTGCTGCTGCAACCCTGACATCAACGCCTGCTCAAGCCCCTCAGCGATAATCGCGTCATGCTCCAACTCAGGATTGTCAATGTACGGGTCCAGAGTCGCGGCAGTCTTCTTCGACATGATGCCAAGACCGACACGCTGCCCGATACCAATGATGAGCGAGTTAATATCCGTGCCAGACGCCGGATACGAAACGACATGCTCGTCTGTCTCAAATGTCTCATTAGCATGTACTACCAGCAGGCTAAGTTGATGGCTCTGGAGGTGATCGCGGTTGAGAAGGGAATCTTCCCTGATACCTACTTG